ATTACACTGGTTCAGCCATTGTAACTGGTGTCTCAAGAACTGGTGCATTTGATGGTTTGGTAGAAGCTAGTATTTCAGTTCAGGGCAATGGTGCTCTAACAGAAAGCACTGTATAACCATGAAAGCAATTGAAAATGCTGTAAAACATTTTGAAGATCAAGATGTAAAAGTAATTCAAGTTCCTGAGTGGGGTAGCGAAGATAACCCTTTAAAAATATATAGTAAGCCATTAACGCTAGCTGAAACTTCTAAGCTCTACAAAATGAGCAAAGATGATGATTTGACGATGATGGCTTATGTTCTTATTTATAAAGCACTTGATGAAAATGGCGATAAGTTATTTGATCTTAGTGATAAAAATAACCTATTAAACAAAGTTGATAGAGAAGTATTGGTCAATATAGCTCAACAGATTATGGGGCAAGAGCCTATTGAGGAAATAAAAAAGGACTAATAGAGGACACTAATTTATATGTGCAATATGCACTAGCTGAAAAACTTGGAAAAACTTTGCAGGAAATCCAAGAGATTAGTGTCCACGAATTTCAAGGGTGGATAGCTTACCTAGAAATAGCTAAAGAGAAGCAACAAAAACAATGAATAGAAAAGTAAAGTTTGAGTTAACAGCAATAGATAAGACCAAAGCAGCTTTTGATAGAGTTGGCAAAGGTCTTAAAGTTATTGGTGGCGGAGCTAAAATGGCAGGCATGGGAGTGGCTAAAATTGGTTTAGCTGCTGCTGGTGCTGCCACAGCCTTAGCTGCTCTGGTTAAGATTAATACTGACTTTATGGATAAACTAGGCAAAACAGCTTCTAAGCTGGGTATAGAAGTTGAGTTTTTGCAAAACATGAGATTTGCTGCAGAGCAAACTGGTGTTAAGGTTGAAGCCTTAGATATGGGTCTGCAAAGATTCATAAGAAGGGCTGCTGAAGCTGCTAGTGGAACAGGTGAAGCTAAAAGAGCTTTTGAGCAGCTTGGTATTCAACTCAAAGATGGTAATGGAAATCTAAGAGATGTTGAGCTTTTAATGAATGATGTTGCAGATGGAATCATGAATACAAGTGATTCAGCAGAGCAAGTAAGATTGGCGTTTAAGTTTTTTGACTCAGAGGGTGTTTCTTTAGTAACCACTTTAAAAAATGGCTCAAAAGGATTGCAGGCTTTTAAAACTGAAGCTGAAAATTTAGGTTTAATTATAAGCAAAGAAAGTATAG